TCTATCAGCTAAATGCCTGATGTAATCTTTGACCTCACCTTTTTCAAGACCCTCGACACTTCCCATTTTATACGCCAAATCGATAACCTTGTCTTCCAGTGAGACAGCAACTCTAACCATTTCATAAATTTCCCTCTTAAATTCATCCGTTACAACTCTTGGATGTTCTTTACAAAATTGTCTAAACAGTCGAGACATACCTTCAACGTGCATAGACTCGTCTCTAATAGACCACTCAACTACTTCACACATACCCTTCATCTTACCGAATCTTTGGTAATTAAGTAACATAGCAAAAGCAGAGAATAGAGACATCCCTTCATTGACACAAGTCTGTGCCAAAGATTTAGCTAGACCGTGTAGAGTAACTACATCATTGTCTTGCATAAATTCTATCTTGTCTTTCATCTGTTTATATTCTAAAAATGCAGAATACTCACTATCATCAAATCCTAATGTATCATTCAGTAATGCATAGGCTCTTTGGTGTGTGCCTTCTCTATTTGCGAAAGACATAATCATATTCCTAATCTCGTGGTTACGAAACTTAGGTAAGAAGAGATCACAGTAATTCTGACCTACTTGTACATCCGATTGTGTAAATAATCTTAATATCTGAGTAATGTGATTCTTTTCTTCTGGAGTAATATTGCCTCTCTTCCATTGATCTACATCTTCTTGTAGTTTAACTTCCCATATACCCCAGTGAATCTTCTCGTGTTCTTCAGCAATTTCCATTGCCCACTGATGATTAAAAGGTTTATATGTTTGTGCCTCATCTAATACACCTACCCCTGACAACTCAGACATTCAGTATCCTCCTCTTTAAATGATTCTAATTTAATCCTCTCTACCTTCTTACCTATCTGTTCAGCAGTAGCACCACTATTAGTACGTAGATAATAAAGACCTTTAAGTTTCTTACCCCACGCTGCGAGATGTACTTTGTTCACGGAAGCCTTCTCGCTACCCGCAGGGAAGAACAGGTTAACGCTTTGACCTTGACATATAAATGGTTGTCTGGTTGCTGCGTGTTCTACTACCCACAGTTGGTCAATCTCGAATGCAGTCTTAAATACATCCTTTTCCCAATCTGTGAGATAATCTAAATGTTGGACTGATCCTTCGTGATGAATAATATCAGACCACTGTTCGTTTAACCAATCTTTCTCAAAACCTAATCTTAATCTGTGTTCGTTTAGAACTCTAGCAAGATGTCTATTCTTCACAAGATGAGACCCAACTCTAGTCCTATGGGTATAAGCATTAGACTTAATAGGCTCAATGGAAGCAGAAGTACCACAGATAATAGAACTATTAGCGTTAGGGGCAATAGCAAGAAGATGACTATTCCTTCTGCCACTTCCTCTACCATCTGGGTATTCTCCGCGTACCTTAGCCAATCTTTCAGTAGCTTCAACTGCTTCCTCCTTAATATGTTTAAACATCCTTAAGTTCTGTCCAGTTGCCTGTGCAGACTCCCAAGGAATATTCTTCGATTGTAGGTACGAATGGAAACCCATTGCACCCAGCCCTAGGCTACGCTCTTGATATGCTGAATGTGATGCCCTAGCGAGCTCGTGAGGGGCATTATCTATGAACTCTGTTAACACATTATCTAACATCTCAATTAAGTCAGATACGAGTCCCTTATCTCTCCATTCATCGAATCTCTCAAGATTGACACTGGATAGGCAACATACTGCCGTCCTGTCACTATCTGTGGGTAAGTGAATCTCATTACAAAGATTACTTCCTCTAATCTTAAGTCCTCTATCTTTAAGTTCTTTCGGTAAATTTCTATTTGCTTCATCTATAAAATTTAAATATGGTTCTCCAGTTCTGAATCTAACTTCTAAGAGTCTTTGCCAAAGGTCTCTTGCAGGTATTGTATCACGGATTTCACCGTTACTAGGATCAGTAAGACTCCAAGGCTTATTATCGATAACACAATCCATAAAGGCATCAGTAATATTGACAGCATTATTAATATTAAAACACTTCCTATTACTATCACCTCCAGTAGGTACTCGAAGGTTGATGAATTCAATAATGTCTGGATGCGAGATATCAATATATGCAGCATAACTTCCTTTCCTTGTTTGTCCTTGTTTATATGCAGTCATAGAACTGTCAGATACTTTAATAAATGGAATAGGTCCTGGTGCTTTATCACTGACAGGTCTTACATCACCCCAGTGTCCACCTACTCCTCCACCCTTAACACTTAACCAGGCAAGTTCAGATTGATGCGAGATTAAACCTTCTAGATCATCTGGAACATAACTAAGGAAACAACTAATAGGTAAACCACTTACCTTTTCTCCTGGTAATGGTGCATTAGACAAGATAGGACTACTAAACATAAACCAACCTTGACTCACTGCATCATATAATCTTTGTGCCAATTCTAAATCTCCACCACTATAAGCAACACAGGCTCTTGCATATGCCTCTTGTGGTGACTTCTCTTTACCTCTTAGATAGTAATTAGTAACAAGTTCTCTTGCTTGTTCAGACATCTTCTTGTCTCTCTTTCTATCTATTGTGATTCCTAAATAACTACTCTTCATACTCTTCTTCTTTAATATCTATTTTTAACATTTCCTGACCATCTTCTATATATGTCGTATATGTTAAACGACCACTGTTATGCATCTGTATTCCATCTAGTATACCTTTACCGTATTTATCTTCTCCATAATAGTAAGATGCAATACCACCAACTAAAGTTATGGCAAGTACCAATAAAGATACTAACTCAATGCTCATCATATTCATTCTCCTCAATCGATTCTCTTCTAAAAAATTCCATCTTACTTAATATTCTGTCTTCAAATCTATCTAATAGATCTTCTACACTAATATCTAGTATTTCACAGATTAGACATTCGTCATAGTATTTAGCTACTAATTTTTCCTTTACTTCGTCCAGAGTCATTAGTTTCTCTCCTTGTAATTTCCCTCTGTATGTACCATAGAGCCTTATTTAAATCTTCCAGACCATTATCTGTATGTTTCAAATCTGCTCTCCAAATATATTTAATAGCATTACCGAGACAAAAGTTCATATGTTCAGTAACTTGTATTGCCTCTATACCACTAGGATGTTCTCTGTAGTGTGATGGGTTTATTGCTTTCTTGTCCATTTCTTTAATTCTTTGATCTCTTTAGTTGAGAATATAGGAATATTATGTTTCTTACACCAATCCCTATAAGATGTTTTACCTCCTTTACGAGTCATCTTATCTGGATTAGGCATCAAAAATATAAGTTGTTTTCCTTCAAATTGTAGTTGTTCTGCAATTGCCTTATACTTTTGAGTATCTCCGGCTCTGAAGAAACCTTTAACTTCTATAAAGTGATTTCTACAGACAAAGTCCGGGATATAGTTTCTTCTTACAGTGTATGCTATCCTTCCAGGTTCGTACTTCCATTCTTTACCTAGTGCGGCAGCACACTCCTGTTCTAATTTACTCCTGAACTTTGGCGTTGCCATCTTTATCTATCTCCAATACATTAGGAATATTAACAACTTCTGCCAAGAATCTAGGTCCTGTTGAATATAGGAAAGTTCTTAGTTCTGGATAACACGTATGTTTATATTGACAGTATGCACATCCCACTGGAAGTTTCATATTACCACTTTTACCATCAGGTTCTAAATTATAACATCTTGCAGGTGGTTCTTCTTGTTCCACTACAGTCTTAATATGTTCTATTCTATCTTCGATATTAGTTAAATTTAACTTACTCCAATATCTTGAAGACTCATCATCCATATCATATTTAAGATATGTTAAATGTCCTAGAGACTTATCGAATGCTAACCAACCGAATTGTCTTTCACCTTCAGCGTGTGCATATCCTTTAATCTGATCTACATATCCAAAAGCATCGTCTTCAATTAAAGAACCATCTTTAAACTTCTTAAATCCATAAGAAGATGCAGATTTAACATCAGTTAAGACACCATCAATCTTACAGTCCATAGAGCCTCGGATTCCTCCTACCTCTACTTGTTTCTGTTCGTCAGTTACTGTATGTCCAGATAGTTTAACTAATGCCAAGATTAGTTCTTCTGTTAGA